TGGAAGGCAGTACACTAGGAGCAAGAAGAATGCAGACAAGCTGGAAACTCTTTCCCTTAAAAAGGTCTGTATTTGATTTTATAGGAGTAGTAAAACAAGCTACTCCTTATTTTATAGATTCAAATGGTATTCCATTTATATACCAAAAAACTAAATTTTTACCTTTAAAGTACAAAAAGATTAAAAAAGTTAGTTTAAAAACAAAAGCAAGCGTGTTACATTTAGAAAATGAGAAGACTCCCTTTAAAATTTATAGGCCACCAATGCCTGGAATGTCTTGGGCGGGTATTCTTTATTATCACGGGCTTCCTTGGAAGTTGTACGAGTATTCTGAAGAAAGAAGTAAAGATACTCGAAGGAAAATTTAAAAATGGCAAAAAGAAATAGACTAATAGCAGCTGCAAACTTATCTCTACAGGAGATAGAGCCTCTTACTAAAAATCAACTAAGAGTCTTTGAAAGCGATAAACATTTAGTCTTACATGGAGTCGCAGGAACCGGAAAAACTTTCATTTCTTCTTATCTAGCTTTTGATGATATAATGAAGAATGATAAAGAAAAACTAATCATTATTAGAAGTGCAGTATCTACTAGAGATATAGGGTTTCTTCCAGGAAATGAGAAAGAAAAAGCATCTGTATATGAAGAACCATACAAAGATATATGTATAGAGCTTTTTCAACGAGGCGACGCCTATGAACTTTTGAAAACTAAGAATGTAGTCCACTTTATGACTACTTCATTCATTCGAGGCACAACATTAAGAGATGCAGTAGTATTGATAGATGAGTGTCAGAATATGACTCTGCACGAACTAGACTCTATTATTACCCGAATTGGAGAAAATTGTCGAGTAATATTTTGTGGAGATTTTCGTCAGAGTGATCTAGGTCATAATGGACTTTCTGAGTTTTTAAGAATATTGAAAGCAATGAATATGTTTGATTTAATTGAGTTTGAAACAGTAGACATTGTAAGAAGTGAGTTTGTAAAACGATATATTATAGCAAGAACGGATTTAGGTCTATGAAAGCAGTACTGAGCAATAGAATTTATATGGACTGTGATGAGAGTCTAAGGTCGGCTATAGATAAAGAACTGACTTATAAGATTCCTTCTTATAATCCTAATGACCCTCCTATTGTAATAAAGAATATGGGAATTATAAACAAGAGTTTAATATCACTTCCCATAGGACGTACTGACCTAATACCAGAAGACTATGAAATAGTAGATAAACGAATTCATAAGCCAGTAGATTTTCCAGAGTTTAAATTTGACTTACGAGAAAGTCAGGCAGCCGTTTATAATGATATAGATGATAACGCAATCATTAATGCCTGGGTTAGCTGGGGTAAAACCTTCACGGGGTTGGCCATAGCTGGAAAACTCGGACAGAAGACTCTAGTAGTTACTCACACTGTACCACTAAGAACACAGTGGGCTAGAGAAGTAGTAAAAGTATATGGCTTTGAGCCAGGAATTATTGGTAGTGGTAAGTTTGAAGCAGATACTCCAATAGTTGTCTCAAACACTCAAACGCTTTATAGAAATATAGACAAAGTACGAAAAGAGTTTGGCACAATTATTTTAGATGAAATGCACCATGTAAGTAGTCCAACTTTTTCCAAGGTTTTGGACACTAACTACTGTAGATATAAAATTGGATTGTCTGGAACAATCGAAAGAAAAGATGGAAAGCACGTTGTCTTTCGTGATTACTTTAGTCCTAAAGTATATCAGCCGCCGAAAGAAAACTTTATGACTCCATCTATAAAAATTTATCGTTCCGACATTCGATTTATGGATGGTGCACGAACTCCTTGGGCTACCAGAGTAAATGCGTTAGCTAATAATGAGGAGTATCGTCATTCGGTAGCTATGATTGCTTCTGCTTATGCAAAGAGAGGCCATAAAGTACTTGTAGTAAGTGATAGAGTAGGCTTTCTAAAACATTGCGCACAACTTAGTGGAGAAGATGCTGTTTGTGTAACAGGAGAAATTCCTCACGAAGATAGAGAGACTTTGATTAGTGAAATTTTACACGGAAAGAAGACTATTCTTTACGGTACTCAAGCAATATTTTCAGAAGGTATATCAGTAAATAATCTAAGCTGTTTAATTTTGGGTACTCCAATTAATAATGAACCATTACTAACACAGCTAATTGGTAGAATTATTAGAAAACAGGAAGGAAAGAAAAGCCCTGTGGTAATAGATATTCATTTAAAAGGCAAAACTGCAACGAACCAAGCCTCGAATAGGATTGGATACTATATGAAACAGGGATATAAAATAGAAGAGCTATAAAAAAATAGTTCTTGACATTCATCATAAAAAGCTGTATAATATGCTACTCTATAATTGGAAAAAAGTTTATAATGTTTCTAAAGGAGATTTAAAGTCTTGCTATCTCATAATGGAGATGCTGACTAAGAATATTACTCCTACGAATAAGTACGACTCACTATACTATTTTAGTGGGTTTAACTTTAAAGGCGAATCTTTTTTAGTACATCCCGATGTACTATTCTTTAACGCCTATAAATACTCTTTGCGAGAGCTTGGAGTATATTTCTCTCTTGCAAGTATGAGACCTTTGTCAAATTACTTAGCAACGAAAGAAACAACCTTAGATACTCTTCTTCTTCCAGAAGACGAGATAATATTACAATCAATCGAAGACACTAGGCTACTTAGTGTAGATGAGGAAGGAAACCTTCATTTTCTATACGAAGAAGTCCCACAGGAGAAAACAGAATGGCACTAGCATTTAATCAAACCAAAGGCGAAGCACAGAAATCCAGCATCAATAGCTATCAGTACAAAGACGGAGACAACAAAGTTCGTCTCGTAGGAGACGTGCTGGCTCGCTATGTATATTGGCTGAAAGGCGAGAACGAAAAGAATATTCCTTTTGAGTGCCTGTCTTTTGACAGGAACGAAGAGCGTTTTAATAATAAAGAAAAAGATTGGGTTCGTGAGTATTACCCTGACCTGAAGTGCGGCTGGAGCTATGCTATGCAGTGCCTTGACGATGGTAAGGTTAAAGTTATTAACCTGAAGAAGAAGCTTTGGGAGCAGATTCTTACTGCTGCTGAAGATCTGGGAGACCCTACAAATCCTGAGGCCGGTTGGGATATTTGTTTCAAGCGTGTAAAGACTGGTCCTCTGCCTTACAATGTAGAGTACCAGCTTCAGGCTCTGAAATGCAAGCCGAGGGCTCTGGATGCAGACGAAATGGCTGCTATCGAAGGTATTAAATCAATGGATGAAGTTATGCCTCGTCCAACTCCAGACGCTCAGAAAGAACTTCTTGACAGGCTGAGAAACGCTCCGAGCCAAGAAGACGCTGATAACGAAACCCTTGAAGAAGAGTTTAATATTGGATGATATTATTTACAGCAGACTGGCACATCAAACTGGGACAGAAAAATGTCCCAGTTTCTTGGGCATTAAATAGATACAATCTTTTATTTGAAAAAATACGAGAGCTAGAAAAGTCTTGCGTTATGCACATCATTGGGGGCGACCTGTTTGACAGGTTGCCTACCATGGAAGAATTAGAATTATATTTTTCTTTTGTTCGTGGAGTAAGTTGCCCTACTATCATATATGATGGTAATCATGAAGCTACTAAAAAAGGTAGAACTTTTTTCAGCCAATTAAAAAGGGCGACAAAAGATATAAATCCTCTAGTACGAGTTATAGATAATAGCTATGTTGACGAGGAGTTAAAATTCTCTATTCTTCCTTACCGTGAGCTACACGCAAAAAATAGTATAGAAGCATTCGATACTTCTATGCCTCTATTTACTCATGTTAGAGGTGAAATACCTCCGCACGTTAAGCCTGAGGTAGATTTAGATCGTTTTGAAGATTTTCCAGTAATTTTCTCTGGTGATTTACACGCACATTCCAATACTCAAAGAAATATAGTATATCCAGGAAGTCCTGTTACTACATCTTTTCATAGAAATCATGTTGATACAGGATATTTGCTAATAAATGAAAATAACTGGACTTGGTTGTGGGAAAAATTTGACCTCCCACAATTAATTAGAAGAACTGTAATGTCTGCAGATGATATGGTAGCCACTGAATACGACCATACTATATATGAGTTGGAAGGAGATATTCAGGCTCTTGCAGCAGTTAAAAGTTCAGAACTTCTCGACAAGAAAGTTGTAAGTCGAAATTCAGAAGTAAATCTAATTATGTCTCCAGAAATGAGTATTCAAGACGAGCTATCAGAGTATCTTTTGTACGTTCTAGGAATAAAAGAAGACAATTTGCAATCAATTTTAGGTACTTATAATGATTACGCTCAAAAAGCTAAAGTGGAGTAACTGTTTTAGTTATGGTGCTGATAATGAATTAGACCTTGATGATGCTACTCTAACTCAAATTATTGGTACTAATGGACGAGGAAAGTCCTCGATACCATTGATAATTGAAGAAGCTCTCTTTAATAAAAATTCAAAAGGAATTAAAAAAGCTGATATACCAAATCGGTATGTAAATGCTGGTTATGATATTTATCTTTTTTTCACAAAAGATGAAGATTCGTATGAAATAACTATAAATAGAAAGACTAATATAAAAGTAAAGCTAGAAAAGAACGGAGACGATATTTCTAGCCATACTGCTACGAATACGTATAAAACTATTCAGCAGATTCTTGAAACGGACTTTAAGACTTTTTCACAATTAGTCTATCAGCATCCAAATAGTAGCCTTCAATTTTTGACAGCTACAGATACTAACAGAAAGAAGTTTCTAATTGATTTATTAAACCTGGAAGAATATGTGCAGCTTTTTGAGATATTCAAAGAGGCTGCAAGACTTTCTGGTAATAAAAAAGCAGCGGTAGAATCTCAAATAGCAACGATTGAAAAATGGTTGGAAAATAATAAACTTAGAGATACTACCATACTTCCTATGTTGGATATTGAAATTGACACGGAAGAAGAAGAGAAAGAACTGCGTCATCTTACGGTAGAACTTGAAAATATTTCAGAAAAAAATAAAATTATTTCAAAAAATAATAAATATATTGAAATACTGAAGTCTATAAATATAGATGAAGCTAATAACATTACTGCATCAAGCATAGAATCTTATGATTCTTTGCAAAGACAGGAAGGTGAATTAAAAAGCACCATTACAGCAGCCAAAGCATTATTAGCAAAACTTAATAAACTCGGTGATCACTGCCCTACTTGTGAGCAGGATATACAGCGAGAATTCAAAGAAGAACTAATAAGCAAAGAGGTTACTAGAGTAGAAGAAGCTACTCTAAGGATAGAAAATGAAATTCAGCCAGAAATTGAAAGAATTAAAGCTAACAATCGTGACTATGAAAGAAAACGTAGTATCCAGCAAGATTGGCAGGATTTGTATAAGTCTATTGACAACAGTTTGCCGACATCTTTGTTGGATAGGGCAGAGCTTGATGAAAGGATTTCAAGAGTTCGTGGTCTATTACAAGATAAAAAATCAAAACTGGAAGGCATCTCAAGAGAAAATCAAGAAAGAGCCACAAGAAACACCAGAATCCAAGTAATTATAGAGCAGACAGATAAGTTCCTAGAAGACCTAGAATCTGCAAAACAGGCATTACAGGATGAAGAGGCTGTAAGTATTGATTTAGAAATACTCAAGAAGGCTTTCAGCACAAATGGACTCATAGCATATAAAATAGAAAATCTAGTAAAAGAACTAGAAAATTTAGTAAATAAGTATTTGGCAGAGCTATCAGATGGTAGATTTACATTGCAGTTTGTAGTACTAAATGATAAACTTAATGTACAAATTACCGATAACGCTACTATAGTTGATATTTTAGCATTATCTTCGGGAGAGCTTGCCAGGGTAAATACAGCTACATTGCTAGCTATTCGCAAACTTATGAGTAGCATTTCAAAGTCTAGATTAAATATACTATTTCTTGATGAAGTAACGTATGTTCTAGACCAAGAAGGAAAGGAAAAGTTAGTAGAAGTATTACTTCGAGAAGATAGTCTAAATACTTATATAATCAGTCACGGGTGGACACATCCATTGCTAGAAAAGATAGAAATAGCAAAAGAAAATAATGTAAGTTATTTAGAGAGGTAATTACATGGTAGATTCTAGAGCAAAGGGAGCTCGCGGAGAGTATCTTGTGCGAGATATGCTTAGAGACTTTACAGGTCTAAAATTTGAGAGAGTCCCCATGTCGGGGGCTCTTGAGTATCTAAAAGGTGATTTATATGTGCCTAATAAAGATAATAGATTCTGTATTGAAGTTAAGAATTATTCCGAGTCTCCATTAACAGATAAAATTTTTACTCAAGAAAAGACAAATAATCTTATACGTTGGTGGTTAAAAATAAAAGAACAAGCAAGGCAAAGTAGCCAAGAGCCTCTTTTATTTTTTAAATACAATAGGTCTAAGATATTCGTTGTTACAGAAATTATTCCTGAGAAAACAGAAAAATATTTCTTTATTTCTTGGCTAAAATGCTATATAATGTTAGCTGAAGAATGGGCAGACAAAGAAAAAATAGAATTTATAAACTAAGGCAGTATAACTATGGCTTTTAATTTTTCAGATAAATTAATAGACTCAGAAAACGGAGCTACACTGATAGTCGATGCTCTTAATCTAGCCTTTCGATGGAAGCATCAGGGAAGAACAGACTTTTGCAGCGATTACATTCGTGTAGTACAGTCTCTTGCCAGGTCATATGATTGTGGTAGAATTATCATTACTACAGACGGAGGCTCTTCCACATATAGAAAGGAAATAGATCCTGAGTACAAGCAAAATCGTAAAGATAAGTACTCACAGCAGTCACAGGCTGAAAAAGATGCTTTTGAGCAGTTCTTTTTAGAGTTTGAGCGTACGCTGGAGCAGTTAGAAGAAGACTACACAGTGCTTAAATATAGCGGTGTAGAGGCTGACGACATTGCAGCCCATCTAGTAAAACATAAAGAAAAGTATGGACTAGATAAAATTTGGTTAATTTCAAGTGACCGAGACTGGGACTTGCTTATAACCAAAGATGTTAGTAGGTTTTCATATGTGACGAGGAAGGAAGTTACTCATGATACCTGGAAAGACCACTATGATGTAACACAAGATGAGTATATCTCTATGAAGTGTTTGACTGGTGATAAAGGAGATAATGTTCCTGGAATTCCAGGAATCGGCCCTAAGAGAGCAACTGACTTAATTAGGGACTATGGCAGTGCTATGGATATATACGATGCGCTTCCTATAGACAGTAAATATAAATTTATACAAGAACTGAATTCTAGTGATGATAGATTGCTTATTAATTATCAACTCATGGATTTAATAACATACTGCGATGAAGCAATAGGGCCAGAAAATCTGGCAGATATAGAAAGGAGAATGCTAGGTGAAGTTGAATTATAATCGGGATAAGTACTTATCCGAGTTCGGTATTAAAACACTTCAAGACAGGTACATGGTTGAAGGAGAAAAGTCTCCTCAAGATGCGTTTGCAAGGGCAGCAAAAGCATTTGCAGACGATGATGCTCATGCTCAAAGACTATATGACTATGCTAGTAAACTGTGGTTTATGTTTTCTACTCCGATATTGAGCAATGGCGGCACTACACGAGGCCTGCCGATTAGCTGTTTTCTTAACTATGTTGATGATAGTAGGCATGGAATTACAAATCATTATACTGAGAACGCTTTTTTGTCCTCTGTAGGTGGAGGCATAGGTGGCTGTTGGAACGGGGTCAGGAGTGTAGGCTCGAGAACGAGCAATGGCTCCGAATCTACAGGAGTAATACCATTTCTGAAAGTAGTAGACGCAGAAATGTTGGCATTTTCACAGGGTGTAACAAGACGAGGTAGTTATGCAGCATACTTGGATATGTCTCATCCAGAAATTGAAGAGTTTCTTGATGTTCGTAAACCAACTGGAGGCGACATTAATAGAAAATCTATTAATTTGCATCATGGTATTGTTGTTTCAGATAAGTTTATGAAATTAATCGAAGGCGCTACGGTTTCTGAAGGTTTTGATGATAGTTGGGACTTAATTGACCCACATTCTGGAAAAGTAGTAAAAACTATATCAGCAAAAACACTTTGGGTAAAACTTATTCAAAATCGTGTTGAAACTGGAGAGCCTTATATCATGTTCGAAGATACCGTGAACGCAAGCGTTCCTGAGTATCAAAAAAGTATGGGTCTCTCAGTACATCACTCCAACCTTTGTTCAGAGATTACGCTTCCTACAAGCAAGGACAGAACAGCAGTTTGCTGTCTTTCAAGTGTAAATCTGGAAGAATATGATTCTTGGTGTGACAATGAGCAGTTTATTCCAGACCTTATAAGAATGTTGGATAATGTACTGGAGCATTTCATTAAACACGCTCCAAGGGAGTTAGAAAGAGCAAGATTCAGTGCATATATGGAAAGAAGCCTTGGTCTTGGGGCTATGGGCTTTCACGCCTATTTGCAGAGGCACAATATTGCTTTTGAAAGTGTGTCTGCAAAAATGGCAAACATGAGAATGTTTAGGAGAATTAAGGATGAAGCAGTCAAAGCTACTAGAGCTCTTGCTGAGGAGCGTGGAGAGTGCCCTGACGGTGTTGGTTATGGTGTGCGCAACGCTCATTTATTGGCTATTGCTCCTAATGCTAGCAGCAGTATTATTTGTGGCAACACTAGCCCAAGCATTGAACCTTACCGTGCTAATGCGTTTGTACAAAAAACTAAGACAGGAAGTTCGCTTCTCAAAAACGAATACTTAGAGCACGCTCTTGATGAACTTGATATGAATACGGACGAAGTGTGGCAGAGTATTGTAACAAATAACGGTTCAGTACAGCATCTAGACTTTTTGGATGAGTACACTAAAGATGTATTTAAGACCGGAGTGGAGATAGACCAACGATGGGTTATAGATTTGGCGGCAGATAGACAGCAGTACGTTTGCCAAAGTCAGTCATTGAACGTATTCTTTCCGGCAGATGTTTCAAAACAAGAGCTTCATGCTATTCATATGATGGCATGGAAAAAGAAAGTAAAAACCTTATACTATCTACGAAGTGAGGCAATGAAGAGAGCTGATAAAGTCTCTGATGAAGCTTTGAGGCAGTATATATTCGACGCAATTGATGAAAACTCTTGCGTAGCGTGTGAGGGCTAAAGATGCTATTAGAAGAAAGAAATTACTATAAACCATTTAATTATCCCTGGGCTTTTGAGTATTATAAACAGCAGCAGCATATGCATTGGCTTCCAAGCGAAGTTAATCTTGCTGATGACTTAAGGGACTATAGAGATAAACTATCAGTGGAAAATCGTAGGTTGATTGATTCAATTTTTCGATTTTTTACTCAGGCAGATGTAGATGTGTGCTGTGGATACGCTAAACATTATCTGCCCACTTTTAAGCAGCCTGAAGTACGAATGATGCTTGCAGCTTTTGCTTCGATGGAAGCTGTGCATCAGGAAGCATACTCACTACTGCTTGAAACTCTTGGATTTGACGAAGGTGAGTATCAGAAGTTTGT